TTGCTGAAAACATAATCAACACTTTTAAATTTACTTATTTTGACGACCCATTCGTAGATGTTAAACACGAAGTAGTTGCTTTTATGGTAATGAATATGCATAAATATGACCATACAAAAGGTTCAAAGGCATTTAGTTATTTTTCAGTTGTGGCTAAAAACTATTTGATTCTACATAATAATAATAATTATAAAAAATACAAAACACATGATAAAATGGATGTATTGGACAGGCGTAAAGGTAATGATGTTAGTAGTGAATCTGATTTTATAGTTTTAACGAATGAAATAATAGAGTACTTTGATACCAATATGAACACTATTTTTAAAAAAGATAGAGATTTAAAAATTGGATATGCTATAATTGATTTAATGAGACAGAGAGAGGATATAGAAAACTTTAATAAAAAAGCTATATACATATTAATAAGAGAAATGACTGATGTGGAGACAGCTCATATTACATCAGTTGTTAATGTGTTGAAAAAACACTACAAAAAACTAATAAACACTTATCACAAACATGGTTCAATAATACATAACTTTTCAGGTTCATTCTTTTAAATACTAAACC